TAGACCAGATCATGGAACTGAAAGCCGAATTGATGGTTGAAAACCTTGAGCCGTCACTGCTGTCGCGCATTACAGGCATCAACATATCGCCAGAGGTGGTCGCAGTCATGCGTGATGAGCGCCTGCGCTCTTATCGTATCTCTGTTGATACTGAGGAATCTGGTGCAATGGACAGCGCATCAGAGCAACGCAGCCGGACAGAGTTTCTGACCGCTGCCGTGCAGTTCCTGCAAGCCATCGGGCCAATGGTGGCATCAGGCGCTGTCGGCTTTGATCAGGCAAAGCAAATGCTGCTGTTTGCAGCACGGGCCTTTCCTGGCGCACGCGACTTGGAAGAAAGCCTTGAGAGCATTCAAGCACCGCAGTCGGGCCCAAGCCCGACAGACAAACTGGTAGAGGTTGAAGCCGCCAAGGTGCAGGCGCAGACACAGCAGGCAGCAGCAGACGCACAAGTGAAGGTGGCACGCCTGCAACTTGATCAGCAGAAGGCAGCACAAGACGCAGCATTCAAGCAGCAAAAGCTGGAGATTGACGCAGCCAAAGTGGTGACAAACGGATGAAAAACACGGAAGCAGTCGGCAAAATAACCTGGCTGATGGGCCAGTCGGATGAATATTGCGATTACACCGTGGATGACATCCACCGCTTGATCCTGCCGCCGGTAGCGCTTCAGCAGTTCCGCATTTGGGAGGCCGAAGGCAATCCTGTCGGCTTTGTCACCTGGGCGATGCTGAATGAAGAGGCACAACAAGGCTACTGGGACGGCACCAGGCTGTTGCAGCCGGATGATTGGCAGGCTGGCGACAATTTGTGGCTGATTGATTTTCTGGCGCCCTATGGCGGCGTCAGGCAGATGGTAAGAGAAGGCCGCGACCATCTGCGTTCAATATTTGGCAAAGGCGTTCTAGGACGCGCAAACCGTATCACGAAGGGCAAGGGATGGTTCGCAGTTACTTGATTGAAAACCGCATCTGCTACAAGAGCGATGGCGGTTCATCTAGCGGTGGCAGTGATGATGACAGCTACACACCTCCATCAACACAGGTAGAGCGTGGTCGCGGCAGAACAACATCAGCACCACCACCGCCGCCGCCGCCACCACCACCACGAGACGACGGCCCTGATGAGACGCCACCAGCACCGCGGGGTATCCCCAGACTCTACGATGTAAATCCTGCACCACCGCCAACACAGGTAGAAAGCCGCGCTCCATTTGTTCGTCTAGATGAGAGCTTCACGGTTACTGCCGGTCAAGACAATGTCGCGCGGTCAAATCCAAACGAAATGCGCGCGCGTGAACAGGCGGTGCAGGACGACTACATCAGCCGATTTCGCCCTGATTTAGATGTTGGCAGTTCACAGGCAAGGGATGCTTTTGCAAATCTTGTAAGCAACCCGTCACCTGGGATATCTGCTCAAGTTGCAGAAGTACAACGCGCAGAACGTGCAGCAGCAGAACGCCAAGCACTTGGCCCTGTTATTCCAGCGCCTGTTGTCGCTGCACCTACACCAGTTAATGACAGCGCTGAAATGGCACGCCAGCTCATTGAAAACGCTGCCAACGAATCCATTGCCAGCGGCATTGATCGTGAAATCCTTGACAGCGTGCCTGGTGCTGCCGGACGCAACGATCCTGCCAGCGGATTCTTTGCTGATGCGTATGATGAACTTTATGGCGGCACCGCACCTGGTACGGGTATTGGTACGCTTTTGACAAGTGGGCCTTTAGGCGCTTTGACCAACCAGCCAGACCCTGCCGATGCGGCTGCGTTCAATGTGGGAACATTGCAACGGATGGCGCGGGAAACAGGCACCGGCACCGTAAATCCAAATACAGGTGCTGTGACGGGCGTGCGAGCTGGCCCAGGCACTTTGAGCATGAACAGCTTTGGTGGCGTCGTCTATAGCGGTGTGCCAGACCCTAATTATGTTGGGCCGTTCCAGAATCTGGTGCGTGGCAACACCGGCACCATGTCCAGCGAGGACACTGACGATAGCCCCATGCCGACACAGGCACGAGAGCCGGTTGACCCTGGCACGACCACGCCAGAACAGATCGACGATCTGGCAATCAACTATCTGCGTAATCCCTTTTACCTCTACAGCGGCGCAAACAACCTGTTTCAGCCATATGGCTATGCAGGCGGCACCTTGGTTGATCTGCTGCAAACGCGGAACATGACCATGCCTGACCAGGCCGCACCAAATCTGAACCTGTTTGGCAACCCTAGAGATTTTACATGATTGAGATTGATATGGATCGCGCTGATGACGCCTATCAGGCGCTGTCAGAGCAAGAAAAGGAAATCATCCGCGAGGCGCTGGATAGCCCGTTGGCTGGCGTGATGAACAAGATATTCCCAGAAATCATGCAGGCCATCGGCACCTTCCAAAAGCCGCGCCGAAAGATGGATGCAGAAATGCGCCAGGTGGCAGCAGGGATGCTGATGAGATGACCACATATGTATATCGGGACGGCAAGATCGTTCCCAAAACAAGCGCCGCCCCAAAGGGCGGCGTTTCCATTTTAAGGGATATCGAACCGTATCAAAACATGAAGGATCGTGGCTGGATTACCAGCCGTTCACAGCACCGCGAGTTTTTGCGGCGCAACAACTTTGTCGAAGTAGGGAATGAACAAAATCATCTTTTCAAATGACACAAACTGAAATGCAGCTTGATAGCACTGACGCTGGTGTTGAGGCCGATGCCTCTATCCCAGCCGCGCAGCCAGCAAGGCCCGAAACAGTCGCAGAGACACTTGCTAAAACATTACAATCATTTGAGGGCGAAGCCGATGAGGTTGAGGAGACTGACACGCTACCAGAGCCTCCAGAGCCAGATGAACAGACAGATGAACAGCCTGATGAGCCGGATGCAGAGGTTGATGAACCGGATGAAGCGGAAGCTGAAGAAGATGAACCCGCTGAACTAGAGGCGCTGGCCGCGCCGAACCATTGGCCCAAAGATTTTGCCGGAAAGTTTGAAGCGCTTGAGCCTGCTGCACAGCATATGTTCATGGAGCGCTATAAAGACCTTGAAGGCGACTATACACGCAAAACGCAGGAAATCGCTAAATACAGGAAGCGACAGCAAGCGTTTGATGAAATCATGCAGCCGCACAAAGCAGACTTTGAGCGTGCTGGTATGGATGAGGTGGCAGCAGTCAGACAACTGCTTGCTGCCCATGACTATCTGCGTAAAGACCCTGCAAACGCTATTAACTGGCTTGCAAACCAGTATGGCGTGGATGTGGGTGCAATCGGCAACGATCCAGCACTTGAGGATGAATATGCAGACCCGCAAGTTAAAGCCTTACAGCAGCAAGTTGCCCAGCTGACCGGCTTTATTCAAAATCAACAGACACAGCAGCAGAGCCAGGTACAGGCCAGCACGCAGTCACTGATTGACCAATTCGCAGCAGAAACTGATGCAAACGGCAATCCCAAGCATCCGCATTTTGAAAGAGTGCGCGGCGTCATGGGAACGCTTATCAGTTCTGAAAATGCCAAAGACTTGAACACAGCGTATGAGATGGCGGTCTATGCCGATCCTGAACTGCGTCAAGAGCAAGTCAAGCTAATGGCCGCCGCACAGTCGCAAGACAGTGTGAAAACAGAGGCGGTCAAAAAGGCGAAGAAAGCAGCCAGGTCAAAAGTCAGAGGCAGTGCAACACCAGCCGCGCCAGCGCTACCAGCCAATGCGTCTATTCGTGACACCATACAGGCGTCTATTCGACAATTGGAAAATGGAAGGAGCTAGCCAATGGCCAGCCCGAATCTTTCAGAGATCGTCACGACCACGCTACGAAATCGTAGCCGGACGCTTTCTGACAACGTAAGCAACCACAATGCGTTGCTGCGTAGACTACGCGAAAATGGCAATCAAACGTCCGTCACAGGACGCGATATTGTCCGTGAACTTGAGTATGCCGACAATGGGACTGTGCAGTTCTATTCAGGCTATGAGACACTTGATGTCTCACCATCAGACGTACTGACAGCCGCTGTTTACGAATACAAGCAATTGGCTGGTAACGTCACCATCTCTGGCTTGGAGCAAGTCAAAAACTCTGGTGAGCAAGCCATCATCAACCTGCTTGAGGCACGCATCAATGTGCTTGAAAAGTCAATGATGAACAGCCTGTCCACATCAATCTATTCAGATGGCACTGGTTCATCTGGTAAAGAGGTGGGCGGTCTACAGTTACTGGTTGCCGATTCCGGCACGGGTACTGTTGGCGGCATCAACTCCAGTACGTTCACCTTTTTTCAGAACAAACAAAGCACTGCAACGTCGTCGGCGTTCAGCACCTCAAACGTACAGTCAGATATGAATGATATGTATCTGCAACTGGTTCGTGGTGCAGACAGCCCTGATCTGATCATGGCTGGCACCAATGCCTACAAGGCGTTCCTGGGTAGCCTTCAGGCCATCCAGCGCATCACCAGTGATGATCTGGCAAACTCTGGTTTTACCAGCGTTCAGTATCTGAACAGCGATGTGGTCTTTGATTCCGCGTGCAACACCAACAGAATGTATATGCTGAACACTGATTACCTCCGTCTTGAGGTAGCAGCATCACGGGATTTCGTTCCAGGTGAAGCGAAAATGTCCGTCAACCAAGACGCTATGGTAACGCCAATGTTCTGGTCAGGAAACCTGACCTGTTCAAACCGCGCTCTCCAAGGCGTGATCCATACATAAGGAAGGAGAACTGTAATGGCTATTGCAGCAGTAATGGGGATTGACCCCACAGCAGTCGCTGACACTCCTGAGTTTCAGTTGGGTCAGCTTGGTGCCATCGTTGACGACACCAATGGCACACGCATCTATAAGTACGTTCAGTATGACACTGGCAGTGGAAGCGTGGCAGCAGTCAGCGGTAACGCCGCATATTACTACACCTTAGATGGCTACAAGCTGTTCAAGGTTACCTCTGATCTGTCCGATTCTATTGAAATCGGTGCAGGCATTCTGCAATCAGCGCCGACTGACGGCCAGTATTGCTGGGTGCAAATCAAGGGCATGGCAACCATGAACGCAGCCCTGACAGCAGGCGCTGACGGTGATCCGCTGACGCCAACTGGTTCAGCAGACGGCAAACTGGATGTGTCAGCAGATGTAACAGACAACGTCTGTGCCATTGCTGGCGACATCAGCGACAAGGAAATCATCTGCGATTTCCCAATGTAAAACCAAAGGGGCGGGGCAACTCGCCCCTTTTTTATGCAATCGGGAGGATTGATATGAGCGAAAAAGGCATTTTTTTCGAGAGAGAACTCAACGGCCAAAAGCGTGACTTTTGCCGGATTGAAATAGCAGGCATGCGCGACATCTGGGAAGGCCCAGCGCGGCCAGAAGATTTGCAGCGGTTCCCTGCTGAATGGAAAGCATACAAGGGCAAGAAGAGAAAGCCCCGCACCAAAGGCACCGGCCTAGCAGAACTGCCAGGGATGACAGAGCCGCGCCGGACTGAACTTGAACTGCATGACATTGAGACTGTTGAGCAGCTTGCTGCTGCTGAAGAAACAACGCTGCGCGGCATTGGTGAGCCATATGTTGAACTTGCCAAGATTGCCAAGCTGCAAGTCGAAGCGACAAAGCAAAAAGACGACCTGGTAGTTGAGGTGGCTGTAGCGGCCCAAAACTTGGCAGAAGAGGTAAAACATGAGCCTGCTGACGATAGCCCAAGCAGTAGCTGACTTCACAGGGTTTGAACGTCCGTCAACTGTGGTTGGCAACACAGACCCGATTGCACGCCAGCTATTTGCCTTCATCAACCGTGAAGGCAAGCAACTGATGCGCTCAAACAACTGGCCGGTGCTGCTGAAGGAACACACCTTCAACACGGTCAATGGGACACAGAGCTACGATCTGCCGACTGACTATGACCGCTCTGTTGGCAGCACCATGTATAACCGCACCGATCTGGATCAGATGGTCGGGCCTATTACGCCCCAGCAGTTCCAGCAGGATCGCTATGGCACAGCCAGCGCAGGCATCACGCAAAAGTTCCGCTTTAAGCCTTCCAGCAATGTTCTGAAGTTTGACATCACGCCAACACCGACATCAGCCGAAAGCATCGGCTTTGAGTATGTCAGCAGCCATTGGAATCAAAGCAGCGGCGGCACCTCACAGGCCGCTATGGCAGCAGATACAGATGTCGGCATTCTTGATGAAACACTGATTGAGATGGGCGTGACCTGGCGGTTCAAGCAGAACCACGGCCTGACATATGATGAGGATTTCAGGCAATACCAGCTAGAACTGCGCCAAGCCATCAGCCGTGCAGGCGGTGCGCCGGTCATCAGCCTGGATGACGCCAGACGCCTGCTGGTCAGCCCATACAGCTACAATCTGCCTGACAGCGGATATGGGGCCGTCTGATGCTGCAAGCACTGCCGACTTCCAGAGGCTACCGCGTCAAGGCGGTCAGCGTACCAGCCCCGGTGGGTGGTCTGAACAGCCGCGATAGCATTGATGCAATGGCACCGACTGACGCACTGATCATGTCCAACTTTTTCCCGACTGTGGAGAAGGTGACCCTGCGCGACGGATACACCAGTTTTTGTACAGGGATCGGCACCGGAAATGTTGAAACACTGGTGGAACACAATGCTGGCGCGAACCGGCAGCTTTTGGCAATCGGCAGCAACGGCACGCTGTACCAGATTGACAGCGGGACAGCCGTCAGCAAGAAAACCGGCCTTGCCAACGGCAGGGCAGAAAGCATTGAGTTCAACAACCACACCATCTTTGTGCCGTCAGGGGCGAACGTGCCTTTTAGCTGGGACGGGTCAAGCGCCAGCGATCTGTCGATCACGCTGTCTGATAGCGTCAACGCAAACACGCTGACCGGCGTTCACGCGCACAAAAACCGCGTCTATTACTGGACTGGCACAAGCCAGAACTTTTACCACAGCGCCACTGTGGACACCTTCCAAGGCAACTTTACCAAGTTTCCCGTTGGTCTGGTCGGCACATTCGGCGGCAACATTATCATGATCAACACGCTCACCATTGATGGCGGTGAGGGCGTTGATGACCTTCTGTGCATCATCATGACCAGCGGCGAGGTGCTGCTGTATTCAGGATCTAACCCTGCCAGTGATTTTAGCCTGGTTGGTACGTTCCGCATTGCAGAGCCGATCAATGAGAAACGCGCCATTGCCAAGCTGGGCGGCGATGTCATCGTGATGACCAAAGAGGGCTATCTGCCTTTGAGCCAGGTCGTGCGCCAGGACATTGTGGGCAACAAGGCAGCAGCCATTTCAGAGAAGATCCGCGGCACCGTCATCAGTCAGGTCAAGGCCACCGGCACATCAACCGGCTGGCAAGTCTTTGTT